TAAATATGGACTATAAAAGAGTAGAAAACAAAATCAGAGCATTGCTTTCGATGGATGTAAAGCTTGCTCAAATGAAGCTTGACGATGGAGTTACCATTGTTGAAGCTGAGGAATTTGAAGCAGATTATTCAATCGGAATCGTTACTCCTGAAGGCGCAATACCAATGCCAGTAGGTGAGTACAAATTAGAAGATGGCAGCGTTTTAGTTGTCGAAGTTGAAGGCGTAATTAAGTCTTTAGCAGCTAAAGAAGAAGAAGCCGTAGTAGAAGAAGAAATGCCAGTAGAAGCGGCAACAGAACCACAGATGGAAGCACAACCAAAGAGGGTTGTTGAATCTGTTTCAAAGGAAAGTTTCTTTGCAGAGATTGAAAACTTTAGAACGGAACTTGCTTCTTTAAAAGCAGAGAACGAAGCGTTAAAAGTTTCTTTATCATCAATGGAGGCAGGTGCTTCACCAATCGTACAAAATCCAGAAAGCGAAGTAAAAGCAGAGGGATTCAGATTTTCACAAAACAAAACTAAAACCATTCAGGATTCGGTTTATTCAAAAATGTTTAACTAACTAAATTAAAAAAAAATGCCAACAACTACAAGTATTACTACAACCTATGCAGGTGAATTTAAAGATAAAATCATTGCTGCAGCATTATTAAGCGCACCGACTATTGACAACGGTGGTATTGAAATTAAGCCTTCTATTAAGTACAAAGAAGTGATGAAAAAGATGTCATCTGATGACATTTTAAAAGATGCATCATGTGACTTCACAGCAACATCTACTATTACTTTAACTGAAAGAGTTCTTCAACCAGAAGAGTTCCAAGTTAACTTACAACTTTGTAAGAAGGATTTCCATTCTGATTGGTTATCAGCACAACAAGGATATTCAGCATTTGATGTTTTACCAAAGTCTTTCGCTGATTTCTTGATGGCTCATGTAGTTGCTAAAGTAGCAGCTAAGAATGAAAGCAATATTTGGAAAGGTGTTTCTGCTAATGTTGGCGAATTCTCAGGATTTTCTACCATTGCATCTTTAGATCCATTATTGCCGCCAGCTCAGGAGGTTTTAGGAACTACTGTAACTGCTGCTAACGTAGTAGCTGAATTAGGTAAAATTGTTGATGCAATACCAGCAGCACTTTACGGTAAAGAAGATTTACATATCTACATTTCTCAAAACATTTACAGAGCATACGTTCGTTCTTTGGGTGGATTTGGTGCATCTGGTTTAGGTGCTGCAGGTTTTAACGCTCAAGGAAATAACCAACAATTCGGTGATTTAATGTTTGACGGTGTTAAGTTATTCGTAGCAAATGGATTAGCATCTAACACAGCTATTGCAGCTGAGAAATCAAATCTTTTCTTTGGAACAGGTTTGTTGACTGATATGGGTGAGGCTAAAATTATCGACATGTCAGACTTAGACGGATCTCAAAACGTAAGAGTAGTTTTAAGAATGACTGCAGGCGTTCAAATCGGAGTTATCGAGGATATCGTAACTTACGGAATTGTAAACGCAGCTAACTAAATTATAATAGCAGGGGATTAAGTTCCTCTGCTTATTTTTTCACTATTAATAAATTAAGAAACTATGTCATGTGATATCGCGGCTGGAAGGCTGGAACCTTGTAAGACAAGCAATGGCGGTTTAAAGGCAGTTTATATAATCAATGATGGAGATGTAACGGGCGTTACATACGATGTTACAGACACAGATGCTATATTAACGGTTACGGGTACACCTGTAGCGTTTAAATATGATTTGAAAGGTAATTCATCATTTGATCAAACTATTACTTCAAGTAGAGAAAACGGAACAACCTACTTTGAGCAGACCTTAAATCTTACATTAAAGAAATTATCTGTAAAGGATAACAAGCAAATTAAATTATTAAGCTACGGTAAGCCTACTGTAGTGGTTGAAGATAATAACGGTAACTTATTCTATTGCGGTTTAAAACATGGTATGGATGTAACATCTGGTACTATTGTAACTGGTGCTGCAATCGGTGATTTATCTGGTTATACTTTAACTTTAGTTGGTCAAGAACCAGTACCGGCTAACTTTATTATGAACACTTTAGTAGCAGCAGGTTTTACTGTAACTGTAGGAGTTTAAAAATCTTTTTCATGGTTAATTAGGGGTTGGCATTTAGTCAACCCTTTTTTATTTTAAAATTTTTAAAGTATTTTAAAGTAATTTTAAAGTGATTTATTGCGTTTAAGATAGTGTAAAGGCATTTTTAAAGCTTTTCTTTTAAAATGTTTAAAATGAAATAAAAAAAAGTAAAATGAAAAAATAATTTTAAAAAACAGGATTTTAAAATAAATTACTTTAAAGCATTGATTAACAACGAGTTAAGCCTTAATTTACTTTAAAATTACTTTAAAATTTTTAAAATGCTTTAAAATAAATCAAATCATGTTTTTTACGTTTATAGTATAGATGATAATTTTACAAGAAACTTTAGAATCACAAGTATTTAGATTTATTCCTACAAGGTTTGAAACTGCAAATACTATGCTATTGAGAAACGAAACGACTAATGAAATTATCACAGAATCTATTACTGTAAACGATTCATGCTATTACTCTTACTTTGATAAAGTATTTGATTTAAAAGAAAATCATTTCTATGAAGTAATATTAAAGTATGATGATATCTTAGTTCACAGAGATAGAATCTTTTGCACTAATCAAACTATTGAAACGTATTCTGTCAATCAAGGCGAATATGTTGCACCTAATGACACTATAATATTTTATGAGTAGTAATATACATTTTGTACAGTTAGAGGCTTACAAGGCTCCTAAGACAGTAGAATCAAATCGTAATGATTGGGTTGAGTTTGGTGATGATAATAACTATTATCAATTCCTTATAGATGCATACAATAATAGCACTACTAACAATGCTATTATAAACGCTATATCTAAGCTTATCTATGGTAAAGGCTTAGATGCAACTGATTCAAACAAAAAACCGAATGAATATGCACAAATGAAAATGCTATTTAGAAAGGATATGTTGAAGAAGTCGGCTATTGATTTAAAGATGCTTGGTCAATTTGCTATTCAATTAATATACAACAAAACAAAAGATGCTATTATAAGAACTGAGCATATACCAGTTCATTTATTAAGAGCAAAAAAGTGCAATGATAAAGGTGAAATAACTGCTTATTATTATAGTGATAATTGGGAAGATGTAAAGAAGTTTGTTCCTAAAGAAATACCTGCATTTGGGTACGGTGATAAGACATTAGAAATATTATTTGTTGGTAATTATACAGTAGGGCAAAAATATTACTCAAATGTTGATTATATTGGATCGATTCCATACAGTAAATTAGAATCAGAGATTTCTGACTATCTTATTAACGATGTCCAGAAAGGATTTAGCGGAAGGACTGTAATCAACTTTAATAATGGAATTCCAGACGAAGAAAAACAGCAGTTAATATCAAGTAAAGTAAAGGGTCAATTAACTGGTAGTGGTGGAGATCCTGTTATTGTTTCTTTTAATAACTCAGATACAGAAAAAACTACGGTCGATTCTATTCCTTTAAATGATGCACCGGCACATTATTCATATTTGTCTGAAGAATCAAGAGGTAAAATTTTACTTGGTCATCGTGTAACATCTGGGTTATTATTTGGTATTCAAACATCAAACGGATTCAGCTCAAACGCAGATGAATTAAAGAATGCATCTGTGTTATTTGATAACACCGTAATAGTTCCATTTCAAGAAACTATTTTAGATGCCTTAGATCAGATATTAGCATTTAATCAAGTTAGTTTAAACTTAAAATTTATTCCTTTAAACTTATTAGATGCAGCAGGTGAGCTTACCGGATTAGGCGCAAGTAATGCTGTTATAGATTCAATCAATTCTTTAAGTCCATTAGTAGCAAACAAGGTTTTAGAATCAATGACAGCTAATGAAATTCGTGATTTAGTAGGATTAAAAGCCGAATTGGGAGGTTCTGATTTACCAACTACACCAACAATGCTATCTAAGCATTTAGATGATTTAGATTTGTCTCAGTTTGGTGAAGATTTAGACCCTGCGGAATGGGAATTAGTAGATAGTAGAAAGGTTGACTATGATAGCGAAGATTCATTAGATGCGGAATTAGAACGTTTAAACAATCCTAAGAAGTCTTTACTATCAAAGGTATATGAATTTGTAACTACGGGTGTAGCAAGACCAAACGTTACAAGCGACCAAGATGGTGTTTTATTTGTTTCTCGTTATAGATATAGCGGTGAAACAACAGATAAAAGCAGACCATTCTGCAAGAAAATGACTGCATTAAACAAGTTATACCGTAAAGAAGATATTATTCAGATGGGTAATAACTCAAGTACTAACCCAGGTTGGGGACCAAAAGGAACAGACACTTATTCTGTCTGGTTATCAAATGATTATAAATTTTACAAAGGCGGAGGAAGCTGCCACCACTACTGGAGCCGTGAAACTTACAGACGTATTGGTTCATTTAACAAAAAAGGAACTAACAAAGCAGAGGTAACACCATCGGCAGCAAGAAAAGAAAATGAAATAGTACCGGTTAATGATAAATTAGTTTATACTAAACCAATAGATATGCCATACCAAGGATTTTTACCAACTAATAAAAGATTTAACTAATGGCACAAGCATTATTTGTAAGTCGTGAGGACATCGTAAAATATACAGCTTTATCTGGTAGTGTTGATGTAGATAAATTTATTCAATTTGTTAAGATAGCGCAAGATATACATATACAAAATTATTTAGGAACTAAACTCTTTGATAAAATTAACGATGGTATAGTAGCTGGAAATTTACCAGCACCATATACAACGCTTTTAAACACTTATATAAAAAGCATGGTGGTGCATTGGTCAATGGTGGAATATATGCCGTTTAGTGCATACACATTCGGTAATAAAGGTGTGTATAAACATAGTTCAGAGAATAGCGAAAACGTAGATAAAAATGAAATTGATTTCTTAATTGAAAAAGAACGTTCTATTGCAGAACATTACACAAGACGTTTTATCGATTACATGAGTTTTAACCAAGTTAGTTTCCCAGAATATAACACAAATTCAAATGATGACATGTATCCCGATAAAGAAGCCGATTTTACAGGTTGGTACTTATAAAGCCAAAAAAGAAAACATTATTAAGTTAAAGATTTATTTAAAAAAGATAAAAGATGGGGCTGGACTTTAAGCATATAAAAGGAGATACATTTGAAGCCGTTAATTTTGCAATGACTACGGGAGTTATTCCGGTAGCTATTGATTTGACAGGTGCGGTAATTAAGATGCAATTAAGAAAACAATCTTGTGATATCGTCAAAGCTTTATCCTTAACATCTGTATTAAGTGCAGGTTTAACAATTACCAATGCGGCAGGTGGCTTGTTTAAAATTAATAAGCAGATTATCAATATAGATCCGTTTAATTACGTTTATGATATTGAAATAACTTTTCAAAGCGGAGTTGTTAAGACATACATTTCTGGATTCTTTAACGTTACACCTGATATAACAAGATAATGAGCGACATCATAGATATAAACGTTTACGAAACTACTGAAGATGTAACAATCAACGTTACAGAAGAAGTTATAGAGGTTAATATAAATCAAGTTAGTTCCGGATCGATTGGCGCATGGGGTTCTATCATTGGAGATATTGCAGACCAAACAGATTTACAGAACGCATTAGATTTAAAAGTTGATAAAGTAGCAGGTAAAGAACTAAGTGAAAACGATTTTACCGATATATTAAAAACTAAGCTTGATGGAATACAAGATGGTGCCGAAGTAAATGTAAATGCTGATTGGAATTCCGTATCTGGTGATAGTGAAATATTAAACAAACCAACAATCCCCAGCATTGCAGGATTAGCAACAGTTACATATGTAGATAATCAAGATGCTTTAAAAGAAGATGATTTAGGCAATCCTTTAGTCGATGGTTATGTTTTAGCTTCTACTGTTGCAGGTGTTCGGTCATGGGTTGAACAAAGCGGTGGCGGCGGTGGAGCAGTTGATTCTGTTAACGGTCAAGTAGGTATTGTAGTATTAGATGCTGATGACATAGATGATACTTTAACAACTAATAAATTTGTTACTGCTGCTGATTTAACTATTTTATCAAATACAAGCGGAGTAAATACAGGCGACCAAAATTTAACCGGTTTAGTTCCTTATACTGGCGCAACCCAAGATGTTAATTTAGGTGAGTTTGGTTTACAAACAGGAAATATTGAATTTGATTTAACACCAACAACGGCTCCAACAACGGTTGGTAGTATGTTTTGGAATGATCAAGCAGGAACGATTGATTTAAAATTAAAAGGCGGAAACGTAACTTTACAAATTGGTCAAGAAACAGTAGCGAGAGTAGTAAATAAAACGGCTACTAACATTACTTTATTAGAAGCTAATTATCAAGTTGTAAGAATTACAGGCGCACAAGGTGGCAGACCAAAAGTAGATTTAGCATTAGCTGACAATGATTTAAATAGTACCACTACTTTAGGTATTGTTACAGAAACGATTTTAAACAACGAGGAAGGATTCATAACAACAAGCGGACAAGTACAACAGATTAACACTACCGGAAGCTTACAAGGCGAAACATGGGCAGATGGTGATATAATTTATCTTAGTGGTACTGTTGCTGGTAGGTTGACAAATATCAAACCAGCGGCACCTATTCACACCGTAATAATTGGCATAGTAGAATATGCTCATATTACACAAGGTAAGATATTTGTAAAGGTAGATAACGGTTACGAACTTGAAGAATTACATAATGTAAGTGCTATTGCGCCAAATAATAACGAGGTGTTAACTTATGATACAGCTAATTTATTATGGAAGCCCAAAACGGTATCTACTGCTTTAGGTTATACACCAGAAAATCAAGCAAATAAAGAAAACACAACTTTAGATAGCTCATCTACTAAATATCCTACTAACAACTTAGTAAAAACGAATTTAGATTTAAAGGTTGATAAAGTTACAGGTAAAAGCTTAATATTAGATACCGAAATAACAAGATTAGCAGCTATTACCGGAACCAATACGGGTGACGAAACAACTTTATCGATTCAAACAAAAAGACCTTTAAAAACTATTGAAGGGCAATCTTTAGAGGGTGTTGGTAATATTGACTTAACCAAGTCAGATGTTGGCTTGTCAAACGTAGATAATACAAGCGATTTAAACAAGCCTGTTTCTACGGCTACACAAACGGCTTTAAATTTAAAACAGGATACTTTAACCAATCCAATAACAGGCGCAGGAACGACTAATACAATACCTAAGTTTACAGCTGGTAGTACTTTAGGAGATAGTGTTATTAGGGAGAGTAGCAGTAATATAGGAGTAGGAATATCACCAGTAGCAAAGGTTCACATATTAGGCGGTAATTT